CCGAAGTGTATGTTGATAAGGGTATCAGAACCGTTCGAGACTTTGCGTCACACTTCAAAATAAGCACCAAGGCAGCACGGGAGTATATCGACAATCTAAAACTAGGAATATGCAAAGAGTTAGACTTAAAAAGGAATACGAAGGACTAATCGTCTCACGAGTTAAGGCAGGGGTAGGAACTATCACCTTCGATTCAACACGTGTACCTGAGGAGAAATATATCAATTTCGTTGATTTGTTTCCTGACCTGTTTGAAGTGGAGCAGGAAGCGGCACAACTATTGTTCCCAAAAGAATCAAAACCTAAAACCAAAAAGAAAAAATGAAAGCAGTAACCTTAATCATCGCAGTTGTCGTATTAGTATCATGCGAACAACCAAACGTGGAATTATCGTCTGAACAAAAACAGGCGTGTGACAGTTTAGCTATTATTCAGCAGAAACTTGACAGCCTTAAAGCTACAAGATAATGACCGAGGAAGATTTTGACCGTGTATTAGATGCCCTAAGCCAAACGCATAAGGGGTATCATCACGTATGTAGCGATTTGAACTTACCAGTTCATCAATTTGAGTACGCTCTGAATGATAAAACTAGGTATGGCAAATACGTGCGCGCGCGGGAGAAACAACTGAACTACCTCGAAGGTTTATTGTTAAAAGTTTCGTTTGAGGATGAGGATGACGAAAAACCATTCGTCGGCGCAAACCATGTGAACCGTGACAGACTGAAAGTTGATACGTTAAAATTCGTGTTATCTAAGCTCAGAACGCAAGTATGGGGCGACCGCATCGAGGTAACGCATAAAGAAGAACCTAGAATATTCAATGTGAACTATGGCGTTCCAAATGACAACAGCAGTACGGAAGATGCTGCAAATGAAGGGCAATAAAAAAGTAGTTCAAGGCTCAACAAGTTCGGGGAAGACATACGGTATCATTCCAATCGCCATTGATAAGTGTATCGCGGAGACTAGATTTAAAGCAACGGTAACTGCTGAGACCTTACCCGCTTTGAAGGATGGTGCTATTGACATTTTCAAAAACTTTATGTCGGATGAGAAACGTTGGAACGACCACCAATGGAACGCAACCGATTTGATTTATACGTTCCGCAACGGCTCACGATTGCAGTTTAAATCATTCGATTCAGTCGGTAAAGCTAAGGCAGCAGGTAAACGCGATTTACTATTCATCAACGAGGCTAACCATGTGCCTTATGGAATTGCCGATGCGTTAATCATTCGTAGCAATGAGATATGGCTAGACTTCAACGCGGACATGGAATTTTGGGCGCACACGGAAATACTCACGCAGCCCGATGCGTCATTCTTAAAATTAACTTATAGGGATAACGAGTGCATACCTGACGCGGTGTATCAGAATTTAATGGTGAGAAAGGAGAAAGCTGAGGCAGAGGATAAGTCAGGCAATCGAGGATATTGGTGGAACTGGTGGCAGGTGTACGGACTAGGAGAAATCGGGTCGTTACAAGAAGCAGTTTATTCACGGTGGGAAATCCTCAAACGTAAACCTTCGAAGTTTACACAATTCGTTTATGGCCTTGACTTCGGGTATCAACATCCGACCGCGCTCGTTAAGGTATGGTTCCATGAGGACGAATTATTTATCGAGGAAGTGCTATACATGACAGGATTAACATCAGGTCAGTTGATTGAGCAGATGAATAAACGCGGAGTAGATAAGACCGTCGAAATAATTGCCGACTACGCCAGACCTGAAATGATTGCCGACCTTCAAGATGCGGGGTTCTATGTATTGAATGCAGATAAGTCAGTAGAGAAAGGCATCAACTTTATCAATGAGCAAAAGGTATTTGTCCATCATGAGGCGGTTAACGTGCAAACGGAAAATAGAAAATACAAACGCAAGGTTATTAACGGTGTTATCACAGACCAAGTGAGTAAGAAGGATGATGACGCAATGGATGCCATACGTTATGCAGGTACTTATATCAAGGATAACTATACAAGAGGGTCGGGGTACATGGTAATGTGATTTTACATTATTAGGTATGGCAATCACTAGACTAGCTGCACCTGCAACATTCAACCCCGCGTATAATATAAACGCTTACTATTACGATTCCACGAATAAAAATCAGACTGGTTTTTCTTACGTGGTAGATATTTACGAGGCAGGTACATCGACAAAGATTTATGAGGGTCGAATAGCCCCGCGACCTAATGACGGTTATGGATATTTCAACCTAACCAAGACATTAACCTCACAACTATCGCTTGACCTGCCTATCGGTAACGCAACATTCAGACAGGCAACAACCAATTTCGTTCGGTATGACGTTAAGATAGGTGAAGAATATGTCATTAGTTACACTATCGACACACCTGTTGATGATAGCGGATATCTTAAGCTAGACACAACTGCAGTTAATACGTTCGCAGTTGGCGACCAAGTGGTAATAACTGGCGCGGACGTGGCAAGTGTCAACGGGCTGCACACTATCATCGACGTGACAGATACCGACACGTTCACCATTGACTTGGTTTACGATGCGGGCATGGCATCGCTTACAACTGGTTCAATCACTTATGCCGATAACCGCAAGACTATCACGCGCGATCTTAACACACTAAGCGGTCAGGTTGCTTATGATGCTGCTATTGCACCCGTGCCATATACCGAATGGGATGCGAACGATTGGAATATGGATAGTACATCAGACCCGCGTGGCAAGTTCTTAACCTCAGCACCTGACAACTTCTATGTTGCCGAATCAGTCGAAGCGCACTTCATGATGTATTCATCAAACACATCGACCTATTGCGCGCGTGTGTACTACAAGAACTCCAACGGTGATGTTGCGTATCGCTCAACAGCTAACGCAGGATGGTATGTGATGAGCGTACCAGTTGGAACAGCTAACCTTAACCCGACAACCGCAACGGTCGGAACGCTGCCTATCATTAAGGATGATACAGAATGGTATCAAGTATGGATGACCAACGGGTCAGGAACTAGAACGAGTGATATTTTTACATTCTATATCGACAGACGCTGCACGGCTAATGACTACAATATTTTATTCAAGGATAGAATGGGGTCATGGTTACCGTTTAGCTTTGGGTTATTGTCAACTGAAAACAAACAAATAAATCGGTCGGCTTATAAAAAATCATACGGTGATTACGATGGGGTGAGCGCGTTCACTTACGACACTACCGCGCGAGGTAATGCGATATTCAATGTCGATGAAACCACATCGCTAACGCTTAACACCAACTGGATGAATGATGAGGCATCTGTTTACTTCAAAGAACTGATGACATCGCCCGAATGTTACCTGCTTGTTGATGGTAATTATTTAGCTGTAACGGTGAACGAGACATCGCATGAGGTGAAGCGTGAACGCAACAAAAAAATGATACGCTATACAGTATCGGTAACCATGAGTATAAATGACCCTATCAATGGTTAAGATTCAACTTACTGACCCGCAAGAAGGGTATTTAGATGTAAAGGAGGGAACGGTATTCCCTTTGAACTTTGGTGTTGCGGATATTCGCGACATCAGTAAACGCGTTGGTAAGTTCACTAAAACCGTAACTCTTTCGGGTACTGCGAACAACAACAAGCTGCTGAATAATTATTTCAATGTGAATGTTGTCGCGGGTACATTCGATGTGAATGCACTGCAAAAGTGCATCATACTGCAAAACGATTTCCCCATCCTGCGCAACGCATATATTCAACTATTGAGTGTAACGCGTGTAGCAGAAACCGAACTATTCACAGGCGAACAGTTGGTGGAATATGAGGTATTGATCCGTGATGCAACCGCTAACCTGTTCACTGAGATTGCGGATGCGAAGTTAGAAGACATTCCATTCACCGATTTAGACCACACCTATTCTGCAGCTAATGTTGTCGGCTCGTTTGGTAATGACTATACCGATGGGTATAAATACATTCTACCATATACGCCTAACAACTTCTACGCGCTTGAACAATGCAAACCTGCGGTGTATGCTATTCAGTATTGGGATAGGATTTTTGCGCGTGGTGGATTCCGATACAACTGGACGGGCAACACGTTAGCGCACATGAGAAAGCTGCTGATTCCTTACAACGGTGATGCGCTTCAAATGTCGGCCGATGACCTAGACTACCTCACAGCTATTGCAGAGGAAAGTTCTCAAATTGATAACTTCAACCAAACGAGCAACGGCATAAACGTATCGGCAGACACGACCATCGTTGCAGGTACTGAGGTGCAGGATGATTCATCAAGCTACAACCCGTTAACAGGTCAGTACACTTCGAGTATCTACACAGGCAATGCAGGTGGTTATGATGTAACGTTCACTTTTGACTATGAGTTGATTCTGAATAACACCACAGGCGCAACAGCTTACCTTCGTGGTGTTGGTACATCGGCAGCAGCATACAACCGTTATCGTGGGTATATCGGTATTGAGTGTAATGGTCTTACGCAACAATCGCAATTCCCGTCATATGTTCAATACGATGTAGGAGATTCTATTCCGTCAGGTGATACCACTATTCAATCGGGTAGTCTATCGCGCACGATAAGTATCAACGCTCCTTATTCGCCTAATGTTGGTGACACACTTGAACCGATTATTGGTATAGATGTTAATTCATTCTTTGGAAGATGGAGAGCATCGAATAGCGATAGTGGTAGCACGGTGAGGGTTGATACTAAGATAGAGTTAACCAACATCAGAATTGAAATCAAACCGCGTGTTACTAACGTAGTGTTCGGGTCAATCATGCAGGTGAATGATGTAGTGCCGCGCGATGTGAAGCAATCGGATTTTATTAAGTCCATTTGCAATATGTTCAATCTTTACATGGAGGCTGATGAGTTTGATGAGAACTTAATCAACATCACATCAAGGGATGAGTATTACGATGCAGGTGAGGTAAAGGATTGGAATAAAAAGTTAGCGCGCAACCAAACGAATACCATTCAGTTCCTTCCTGAGTTGGGTGGTAAGAAAATGCTATTCACTTACAAGGAGGATAAAGACGCTGCAAATGTCGGATATGTTGACAATGTAAAAGAGATTTACGGTCAATTGGAATTTACATTTGATTCCGAACACGTAAAGGGTACAACTAAAAATGAAATAATATTCTCACCTACACCATGTGCGTTGAGTGGCTACGGTGGTGTTAACCCTATCTATGATGGTATCGCACCGAAAACAAATATCCGAGTGTTGTACGATGGTGGCGAACAGAACTGCTCATCGTTTGACATTTACAACTACGGTACAACAGGTGAATTAGGTATAACGCAATACCCTGCGATTACAACGTTCGACAATCCACTAGCACCGACCTACGACATCAATTACGGTGTGTGTGATTATTACTTTTACCAAGTGCCGCAACTGACCAATAACAACCTGTTCAATAATTACTATCGCAGACAAACAGGGCAGATGAACTCAGGCATCATGCTGACAGGTATGTTCAGGCTTGACCAATACGATATCGTATCACTCAGGTTGAACGATAAAGTATTCCTTGACAGTAAGTACTGGCACATCAACAAGGTGATTGATTACAACCCTATGGTTGAGGGATTGACTAAGGTAGAATTAATCAGCGCGGATACAGAAATACAACTACCGCGATTCCCTGTAAGACCATACACTAAGCCGTCACTAGGTGAGGCGCAAGTGGGGCAACCTATTAATTCAGATTGGCAGACCACCACAGGATCAACGAATAACATAGAGGGCGCAAGTCAGGTGATAAATTCCGAGTACAATTCTATTAAGGGTAATGGCTCGGTAATTTTTGGCGGAAGGAAAAACGCGGTAAGCGGTGACAACATTATGATTACTAATTCATCCGACAACGTGGTGAGTGGTGAGCGTATCGCGTTAATCAACTCGGATAACAACGTGTTGAAGAATTGCGTTAACGTAACCGTTACTAATACTTCGGGTGTTGAGTATGAGAACTTGAATGACTGCCTAATAGACAGGGGCATGATTGTTTCAGGCGCAGATAGTGTTAGTTTAATCACATCGAATAAGGATATTGTCGCGAGTGAGTTAGCTATCTTCAACGGTATCAATGCGGCAGGTGGTAACATTACTATTAAACTACCTAACCCATACGATATACAGTCAATGCCGATATTCTTTAAACGCGCAGATTCATCAGGTAATACGGTGACAATCGACGCGAATACAATAGGAGGTAGTACCATCGACGGTGATAACACAATTACATTAGATAGTGAGCAAGGGGTTATATTATTTTCAAATAGAAACTCATGGGCTATACTCGCTGATTACAACCCATCAGGTGGTGGTGGGGGAGGAGGCCTCACGTTTGCAGAAGTTTTACGAATTACATCAATAGGTATATGATAGTTTTATCCACAGTAAATGACGCGCTTGAACTTGTCACTTCGTCAACGGCAAATATTGACTACTACATTTCATTCGCGCAAATAACCTCTAGTTCAATCACCATTGATTCAACGCAGGGGACAATCGCATCCGCGACAACCACGACGATCCTTAGTTCACCATCAGGTGGTGAACAGTATCAGGTTAAGTTAATCACTATCACTAACCGACACGCAACGTCATCGTGTAACGTCACTATTCAGAAAGATGTAAGCGGAACGAATTACATCATCGGCGGTACGTACACTTTGGCACGTGGTGAAAGTTTAAAGGTAAATGCTGAGGGTAGCTTCACGGTATATGACGCGCAGGGAAGGGAGAAGAAAGCCTCAACCGATGTGATGGGATATACAGGTATTCCGTTTGAGTTTTACAAGATAGGTACATCCTCCGAGGCTATTGGTAACTGGTATGGCTTCGCGAAAGATTCAGGTTTTCCCGGAGCATGGGTTCCCGGAACTCCCGGTATAAACGGTTGGTGGACGGACGCCTCACAGGCATCCAACGCGGCCAACCCTGCGGGAGCAACACAGGCAGGTTGTTTTGTGTTGAATAACCCATCAAGCGGTTCGTGGTACTTGCTACCTCCTAAGGTGACAGTATCAACAGGGCATCTCATGCAGTTAGTTGACTTGCTATGGTACAACACGGGTATTGTCGTAACTACTACCACCGCGCAGAATATTACCATGCCTGCATCATCTATCCCATCGCGTGACCTGAACGGCTCGACCAACGGTGAAGGATGGAACGCGGCTATCTATGTGACAACAGCAACAACAAACGCGGGAGCGATTACCAATACAACTATAAGCTACACGAACGAATCAGGCACAGCAGGTAAGACAGGTACTATCAGTTCATTCCCTGCCACAGCCGTTGCGGGTACGTTCGTGCCTATTCAGTTGGCAGCAGGTGACAGAGGTATAAGAAGTATTCAGTCTATCACGCTCGGAACATCTTATGGGGGTGGTGCGATTAGCTTGGTGTTGTATCGTAACCTATACTCCATCGCTAACCCTGTGGCGAACGTTGGTGGAATCGGTGATACGTATGTAACCAATGGCACGGGCGTAAGGATTTACAACGGTACTGCCTTATGGTGGGTGTATCGTTCATCCGCAACCACAGCAACAACAATGGCAGGTACAACAATGTTAATCGAGAGGTAATGAAAATCGAAGCGGAAATAGAAGTAAAAGGTCTTAGGGAACTTAAACAGGAACTTAAGGAAACCAAGGATGCAATGCTTAAGGCAACAGACCCTAAGCAGATGCAGCAACTTGCACAGAAAGCGGGTGAACTTAAGGATAAGATTAAGGACGCAAACGAACAAGCTGAGATATTCGCGACAGGATCGAAGTATGAGCAGGTGACAAATGCGTTCGGGGCTATCAAGGGTGACCTTGAAAATATGGATTTCGAGGGTGCAGCAGAGAAAGCAAAGCTATTCGCGGCAGCAGCTAAGGGCATAACCTTTGGTGATGCGGTGTCGGGCATTAAGAACCTCGGTGTTGCATTCGCGACAATGGGCAAAGCATTACTCACTAACCCGATATTCCTTATCGCGGCCGTCATAGCGGGTATTATTTATGCGCTTGTACAGTTGGCGCAAAAGTTTGGCATCGTACAAAAGGTGATGGACTTAATAGGCAAGGCGTTCGATGGGTTGATTTACTACATTCAGGAGATAGTATTATGGTTTGCCAACCTTTCCGAAGGTGCTAAGATTGCACTAGCCATTCTATTCCCATTTGTTGGATTGATAAACCTTATCGCATCAGCATGGGCGAAAGAATCCATCGAGGCTAGTCGTGCTGAGGAGGCAAGGCGCAAGGCACGTGAAGCGGAAATCAAAGTGGCACAGGAAGCGTTAATCTCAGCAGAGAAACAAATCGACGCGCTGATAAAAGTTCGCAAAGAAGTAACCGACCGTTACGACCATGAACTCGCATTGGCTCAGGCATCAGGTAAAGATACCGCACGTATTGAAGAAGAAAAATTAGAGTTCGTCCGCGCGTCATTGCAGGAAGAATTACGCTTACGTAGAGAGGCTGCCAAACAAGCAGCTATCATTCTAAAGGGTGATTTCACCGAAGGCTTTAACGATGTGTTCGAGCAACAGGTCAAGACAACCGAAGATGCACTCAAGAAGCAGGAACAGTCCATCGAAATCTTCGAGGCAAAGCGCGACAAGGCAGCAGCCGACAAAGCTAAGGAACGTAGGGATAAACAAATCAAAGACCAACAAGACCTAGACGCTGAACTTGCGCGGATGGATGAGGAGCAACGACAAGCACAGTTAGAACGCGAATGGGCGCAGCAGAAAGAGGATGAAGAACTATTGCAGCGTTACTATGCTATAGTTGCTGAGGAAGCGCGTAAGGCTCAGGAAGAACAAGACCGCATCGCAGCCGAAGCAGCCGAAGCCGACCGCATCAGAACAGAACAAATCGAAGAGGCTAAACGCAATGCGTTCGCGACAACAGCAAACCTCATGCGTTCCATCTCCGACCTACTCACAGCAGCAGGTGTAGAGAATGTAGGACTACAAAAGACCATCGCATTAGCACAAATCGCATACGACACTGGTAAGGCAATCTCAGGTGCAATCGCTCAGGCGCAATCCGTGCCATTCCCTGCTAACCTTGCAGCCATTGCCACAGGAGTAACAGCAGTGATAAGCGGTATTGCATCAGCTATCAAAGCGGTGCAAGGTGCGCCACAGGTCAAAGGTGCTAGTGGTGGTGGTTCATTCAGTGCGCCAACTATACCGAATGTTCAACCCGCGTTCAATCTATTCGGTAACGCTAACCAATTCAACAACGCTAGTGCTGCACGTTCCGAAGAAATGACCGTCAGGGCTTACGTTAGTGAGACAGAAATTTCAGGAACGCAATCGCGATTGAATAAAATACGTAACTTGTCCGAACTTTAAACTATGGCATACAAGGTAAAATATAAAGAGCGTAACGCTTTGGCATGGGAACTAAAGCGCGTCATCCGCGATCTCGGATTAGTGGACACATGGGCGATGTATGACAGCGTACGTATCTCGCTAACTGTGGAGGAGGATGGGAATATGAATTGCATCATCAATACGCGATTCTATTATTTCTTTCTCGATGAGGGAACGAAGTATATCGCACCGCAACGCATCACCGATAAGTGGTTCAAGCGACCGAAAGTTCAAGCGATATTCCTGCAAGTGTATTCGGATTTTTTAGAATGGTACGTACAGAAATACGATGTATTGAAAGTACCGAAGAAACTCGACAAGCTACGCAATAGACCAGTTGTAACAGTTGACTTTAACTACATCGGAAGCGACACTCCTAGTTATTTGAAATGAAAATTCATTCATATATTTTCTCTTACAATAGGGAAAAATTACTACTTGATTGCGCTCGCCAACTCAGTACGGTTGGGAGTGTTACGGTAGTGGATGACCATTCTGATTTCATCACCACGCTTCACACTTTACGTTCACCGCAACACCTCGGTAAGAAAGGATTTCACAAACATTGGCAAGTTGCATTTAACCACGCATCAACAACCGATGCCGATTGGTTTGTATTCGCGCAGGATGATTTCGGAGACTGGGACACCAAGGCATTGATAGACGCTATGCGGTTTACCGAAGACGGTGTACTACACTACCACCGCGATGATAGAGAATCGGTATGGGTGAACTATCAACCTAAGAGATTGAACAATTTATACAGACAGATAGGTTGGGTAGATGCTCACTTCGCTATATCCAACAAGACACTACGCAAGGTATTCAACTACCGTATGCCTAACGTACCTGACAGATGGTTAAACCTGAACGCCTCATCAGGTGTTGGTAAGTACATTACCGAACACTTGCAACGTCATCATGTGCCTATCATACAACCGTACAAATCAATATGCGACCATATGGGAAATGATTGTTCAATGATGCACCATGATGAACGCAAAAAGTTTCCGTTAAACTCTATTAAATGATACTCGTTATTAATTTATCACACCGCAATGACAGGCGGCAACACATCGTAAGGCAGTTCATGAACATGGGAATAGATGACTATTTCTTTGTCGAAGGTGTGAACGGAAAGAAGAAATTCCCCGACGTTAAACGTGCCAACCTGCAAGGCCATTTCGGTTGCCTCGAATCGCATAAGAAAGTACTGAATATGTTCACCACATTGGAATACGATTGGTGTATAGTAATGGAAGATGATTGTGTACTAGATAAGGAATGGACAACCGCTATACTCAATGACGTGCCTAGCGATGTTGAGTTAGTTTATTTCGGTGGGAATAAAACACTATCAAAGAAACCCATTGAACCGTATAATGAAAAGTTCGACAAGGCACTCGAAGTATATTGCACTCATGCGTATGCTATTCGTAAGTCTTCAATACCCGCGTTGTTAAACGTGTTGAACTCACGTATGTGGAAAGTTGATGTGCTATTCACGGAGTTTCAGCAATCGCACAAATGCCTTATCACGCGCAAGTGTTACGCATGGCAGTTAAACTCGTTGTCTGATATTACTGGCGTGAATCTACAAGGTGATAAATTAAAATATTTATCTTAGCATCATGAAGAAAAAGGAAAAATATTTAGACGCTTGTATCGCTGCGTTAGCAAATGGCAGCGCAACTATTTACCTGCAACCACATGAGGTGCAATCCGCTAGACAGCTCGTGTCAACACAATGGAACAAGCACAATAAGAACAACCGCGTGAAGTTCTCGTACGACATCGACAAGGAAATAGCAACACTACGACCATGCTTGTAACCGCTAACATTGCAACGTATCCAAAGCGGTTGCCGCTATTGCTTAATATGCTTAAAACTATCGACGGTCAGTTCGATGTTATTCGCATTTGCCTGAATGAGTATGAGCGTATTCCTGATGAGTTGAGATATTTCAAGCAGGTAGGGAAAAGTTCTATGTACCTGCGCGTTCAAGAGCATGACCTAAAAGACAACGGTAAGTATGTGTTCCTTGATACCATGCAGCGCGAACAATACTTCACGCTTGATGATGATATACTATACCCATCGGACTATGTGCGCACAATGACTGAGGCATTGCGCGTTAATCCAATAGTAACGCATCACGGTAGGTTATTACTAGGTCGTAACCGTTCGTACTATTCGCAACATAAACGTTTTCACTTCGCCGAGGAGATACGTGGCAAGTGGCAAGTGGACGTATTAGGCACAGGTGTTAGCGCATTTGATACATCGGTTGTGAAACCTGAATGGATTGCATATGACGAACGCCAATGTATGACCGATTTACTATTCTCTTTGGAATGTGCGATGTATAATCAACCAATCACACTACTACCACACGCGCACCGTTGGCTTATGCCTCAAGACTCGGAACGCGGTGATAGCATCTTTGAAAAGTTTCATAAAAAGGAAACCGAACAAATTAAAATTGCGGATGAGATTTACCACCTGAGATACCCAAATCAGAACGCATAGACATCATATTGAATACGAATGTTGCGGGCATATCTGTAACCTCGTCGAACTTCGTCAAATCGCCATCGCATAGGTCGTGGATTGTTTTTTCCCACGCCCATTTTTGGAATTTGTTCTGCTGCTGCGCAACTTTCTTTTCTTCCGCGTCCATCTCTTTCAAATCCTCCTCCGCAACTGGCTCAGGGTCGGTATCAAATAGCCCTGTGTATTCTGTTATGAACCATTGAACGCGGTCAACCCATGCGTTAACAGCTGGGTATGTTTGGTCTATGGAAAGTTTATCGAACATCCTTCGTCTATCATCGAATGGTATCGTATCAATAGGCTGATAGATTACCTTTCCCCATGCGTTTTCGTCCGTACCTCGGTAGGCATAGCAAAGAATCTGCGTGAAGTTCTGATAAAAGTCCTGCATGAGTGTGGACACGTCGATAAATTCACCGATGGTCATGGTCTCGACGGGCTTAAACATTAATCCGTTGATAGATTTTCTAAGATTACCACGCGGTTCACGCTTAATAAAACGTATACCATCCATGATTTCCTCCAGTTCGGTGTCGTAAAGTTCATCGAAATCAAATTCCGTAGTATCGGTATCGAGCAACACACACAATTGAGCGATGCGGTACTCGATAACCGATGTAAATTCTTCGGGATTTAACTGCTTAAACTCGATAAACCTATCAGTCGATAGTTCTGACCACTCCTTCGGTAGTAGTTGTTTTATCTGCATTTGTTTCTTTCTGTAATGATTGCACCATTCGACCACTCAACTCCATCATGTACGGGAACGCAACGTCTGCCGTCACCTTCTCACGGAACATCTTAGCCTTGTGCTTGATGTGGTTAACGTCATAGTGTTCCATGTTGCTCAGTCCTTCTTTCTTAAACAGCACACCCATCATCTCAGCAACCCATGAAGTGCCGATGCCGACGAACTTTTCAATCAACTTCATGTCTTTGACCTTAATTTTTAGGCTATCTGTAAAGGCAACATACTTAACCCCGTCTATTTCAATCGAGGGGACACACTCACTCGGTACTGCTTTCGATTGGTCGGTGAACTCGCGAATAAGCGCGTTGAACTCATCGGACTCTAAATCTTCGATTAGGTCTTTGCTCAACCCTAAGATGTGAAACACCTTGGCGTATCGGTCAATGATGCCGTCAGTCTTATTGTTTAGCGCGGTGGTGACTTTCTCGAAATCACCAATTGTCATTTCATGCGGCGCGTTGCGCATGGTTTCATTTCTTACCTGTATCATAGTTTACGTTTGGCACAAAGTAACACAAAAATTATAAATATTCCATTTGTAAGTAAATGGAAAAAGTTCCCGTTTACGAAGTTGACATCGAAGGCACGAACGATGAAGGGCAGCCGCTCGGAGTTGATATGATTGCCTTTACCTCTCGACCTGCTATCAAGGTTAAGGGTGTGGCGTTTGAAGCGGAAACAAAACAGTTCTTTTCAGATAACGTAAAGTATCGCATCGCAGCACCTGCAATGATTCCGATGGAAATCTATCGCAAGGCTGATGAGGATATGGGTGAACACTACGTGAAGTTTACCGAGGATGAGATTGAAAAAATCTACTCACGCTTCATGGAAAATCTAACTAACCGCGACCTGTTCAACCTTGAACATAACGCGGAAAAGAAAGTACCTGCGTACATCTTAGAAGCATGGTTAGTGGAGAATCCAAAGCAGGATAAGTCTTATTCAACATTCGGTATCGAGTGTCCTAAAGGCACTTTATTCGTAGTGTCTCAGGTTACTGACCCTGCGTACTACGAATCGCTAGTGGCAAATGGTCAGGTGGGTTATTCCGTAGAGGGATTCCTTGGGCTAAAAATGAGTGAACAAAAACCGAACTATGCAGATGTCATAGTTCTTGACGGCGATAAATCTCTCATGCTTAAGCGTAAAGATAACGACACCTTTGAACCGTCAGTATGGGGATTTGCAGGTGGTAAAATTGAAGGAGACGAAACCCTTGAACGCGCTGCAATACGTGAACTTGCCGAGGAAACGGGGTTAGCGTATGATGAGTTAATGCCAGTTGATTCAATCGACAACGGAGATGGAACAACATCGTTCTACTTTGTTGCTGACTATAAAAAAAATAGTGGAAGCCTTTTGCTTTCAGCCGAACACATCACGCATAAATTCGTGACAACCGAAGAACTAGCGTCAATGGATGTCATTTTAAAACAGAATCAACGCTTCATCGACGTAATCAATAAAGCTAAAAATATGAGCAAAAAAATCACACTCCCTGACGGTGAACATAAAATCGGTAAGATGATTTACACCGTTGTTAATGGTGAGTTTACCGAAGTTAAGGAAGAAGAAATGGCCGAAACTGCCGCACCTACCGAGGAAGAAAAACCGACCGAAGATGCACCTGCCGAAGAAGTTGCTGCTGCCGAAACACCCGCACCTGAAGGTGAAACATCAGGCGCATTGACCGATGCACAGAAAGCCGAAATCATGGCGTTGATTAAACCTATGATTGATGAGTTGACCTCCATCATCGCAGAAACCAAACAACTCGCAGAAGGTGAACCTGCCGTTGAGGAGGAAATCAAAGAACCTGCGAAAACAGAAATGAGCGCACACGAAAAGTTTATGGCGTTCTATGAAAACACAATTGTAAAATCAGAAACCGAAAAATAAAAACCACATGGCAAAGAAGTATCTATTTGATTTGAGCGTAGCTTCATCCGCTCTTTTGCAAGTGAATCCAAAGGAGTTCTACGCTAAGACACTCCTTTCCGATCGCTCTACAGCACGATTCCGCCAACTCCTGAACATTAAGGAGAAAACGAAAATCGCTAACGTGTTGTTCGCTGACGTACTGCAAGAAGCAGGTTGCGACTTCGCGGCTACCAACCAAACACTTTCCGCTAAGGAAATGGAACCATGCAAATTCCAAATCGGAGTTGAGATTTGTCAAGATGACATCGAAACTTCATTCCTTGCTGACTGGATGAAACCCGGCTCTGCTCCCGGTGATTTCATGTCAGGTGGAAGCATGGCACAGTTTGCCACTCACTTCTACGAAGAACTTCGTAAGAAAGTAAACGAAGAACTTGAAGTGTTGACCTTCCAAGGTGACACCGATGGGAACACTAACGACTACCTTGAATTGTGCGATGGTTTGGAAAAACAATTCGCATTTGAAGATGGTATCGTAACAGGTGTTAACCGTATCACAGGTACTACCGTTACCTCTTCTAACGTAGTTGCTGAGTTGACGAAAGTTTACAACGCAATCCCGAAAGCACTTAAGAAAAAGAAAGCACAAATCCTTTGGATGGTATCGCCTGTTGTTGCTGATGCTTACCGTTTAGCGGTTGCAACTGCATCTGCTGAGGCATACACCACCAAAGATGCTGACTTGAAATTCTTGGGTTACACCTTGACCGTGTGCGAAGGAATCTCTGACTACGTGATGATGGCTTCATTGTCCAATAACTTCATCTTCTTGACTGACCTCGTTAGCGATGCAGAATCTCTGCAAACTATCGACATGAGCAAGACAACTGGTGACCGTAAAATCCGCGCAATCGGTGCGTTCAAATTCGGTGTTAACTATGTTAACCCGTCTGAAATCGTAACCTACGGTATCGCAAAACAATCCTAATCATTAACCAATAAGGGAGGGTAACACCTCCCTTTAATACACTTAAAAACTATGGCTTGTAATTCTTTAGTAGCTATCACGAAGTCATGCGAGAACAACCTCGGTGGCATCGTTCAAGTGTGGGTAAATGACCAAGACAACATCACAGGTAAAACCGTTGATACTGCCAACTGGGAAATTACAGACTTCACCAACACCGTTGCATTCGTTGAATACGAAGTGAAACGCAACGTGTCGAACTACGTGGAGACTGTAACCAAGGACATGACTAACGGGTCATCTTTCATCAGCAACTTACTTTCTCTTAAGTTCCACCGCAAGGATGCAGCTAAGGCAAGACAGTTGAACATTGCAGGTGAAGGTCAGCGTTACCTTACTATCGTGGTGCTTGATGCAAATGGTAAGTACTGGTGGTTTGAATATATGCAACTCAACGGAGGCACAGGCGGTTCAGGAACTGCTAAGGCTGACGGCTCGAACTTCGATGTAACCTTCTTAGGTGAATACGAATCATGGGCGTATGAGTTGGATTCGGCTGCTGCTGCTACACTCACTTCTGTGAACTCTTAAACGAAACACTTTGAATTGGAAAGGGCTGCTTATGGTAGCCCTTTTCTTTTGCTACAATTTTTTACTGAAATACATTAATAGGTATGATAGTGCTTTACAAAGGTGATGAAAACGATGTTGTGCTAACGCTGAGTGAATCGGCAACGCTGACAAGTCCGTCATACTTATTTGAAGTTATCCGCGATCTGACAAACCCATCACCTGTATATTTCACCACGCCTGACGTGTCGGCATACCCTGAACGTTTCAATCATTTTGAAATCAAAGAAGGTGTAACCGTAACACTCGCAGCAGGTCAATATACATACAGAGTTTATCAAACCGCAACAGTCACCACTAACCCCGCAGCCATCGTTGGTGATGCGCTCGAAGAAGGTATATTGAATGTGATTGACGCTAACACAACTGGAACTGTTTATGAGTAGATTAATGAAATTCTTCTCACCGCCTCAGCAACCTGCTGCAACGGTAGAAAACTATTCAACGCTTAGTAAATTCTCTACGCCATTTATGGAAGTTGGCGAAGGTAACTTATCGTTACCGTATATCAACAACCGCATCACAGGTGATAAGGGAATGATTTATTTCGGTGGGGATAACCTATACCCACAACTGATGAATCAGATGTACTACATCAGCCCGTTGCATTCGTCTATCATTGAGTTCAAAGTGCGCAGCGTTATCGGTGGAGGAATCGAAGTTGATGAGACAAACATGAATCAGCGTGAAATAGTTGAATGGAAAATGTTCAACTCACGCAACAACATCAAGCGAATTAAAGACCTTGTGACCCGTGATATTGTGATGCACGGTAGATGTTATTTCCTGTTAACTGTTAAGGATAAAAAGGCCGTTAAATACGAGCGCATATCGCCTGAGAAAGTACGTACTAACCGCGACAAGTCCTTGTATTTTATTGCGGATGATTGGTCAACTGAACTGGCGAAGAAATGGTATAAGCCTTACCATCCTGAGAATACAGAATCAAAACAAATCTACTGTTACGAATTAGATTCTATCGGTGATTTTCCATACCCTATTCCTCAATATACATCGTGTTTAAATTGGGTATTCCTTGACGGTGAAATGTCGTACTTGCATAAGAGTAATATTCAGAATTCCGTGTTTGCTTCGGTGATGATTAAATTCCCGAAGAAACCTGCAAGTAAAGAGGAGCAAAACGCCATCAAAGAAAGCATTGAAAAGGCTAAAGGTGCGCCAAGTGCAGGTCGTGTGTTCGCGGTATTCGCTAATTCTGCTGACCAAATGCCAGTATTAGAACCAATACCGACAAACAACAACGACCAACTGTTCATTCAGACTGATGGACGTATTGATGAGAAGATTTGTCAAGCGCACACCATCGACCCAATCCTCATGGGTATCCGTGTTAGCGGTAAGTTAGGCTCAGGAACTGATATTAAACAGGCTTACGTTATTTGGGAAAAGAATTTCGTAATGCCGACCCGTGAAGTGGTGCAAAATATCTTCGATGACCTCATTAATTTGTCAGGCGTGAAAGCAAAAATATCTATTGTGAATTACCAAATCATCGGTGATGTTATTGTTGAGAAAGGAGCGGCACAATGATTTATTTTGTTACAGATACGCTGCTAAAGAACACCACGAACGTAGGTGCTAACGCTGATACGCGCGATTTTCAACCGTTCATCCGTACAGCCTCCGATATGTGGGCGCAATCGTTACTTGGAACGTATTTCTATACGGACTTACTTACCAAATACAATGCGCAAACGCTATCATCTAACGAGCAAGTGCTAGTTGGTAAGATTCAAATGGTCATCGCGTGGAGGGCTGCCGCTGATGCGTCTTATGCGCTATCACGTAAGATAACAAACAAAGGTATTCAGCGCGAAAGCGGGGAAAATTCCGAAGGCGTGGAAGCCTCTGAGTTATCATTCGCCATGCGTCAGTACAATCAAAAGGCTGAGTTCTACACGAACCGTGTGATAAAATATCTGCAGGAAAATAAATCGCTATTCGCAAATTTTACATCCGAAAATAACCGCGATAGCGACATAAAAGCTACCGACACAACTCACGGAAATTATGAATCTGACTTCATGTTCATCTAATGGCAGCTATCAGCGTATCATATATCAAGCTACTGAAAAAAATCAAGGATTTCTGTGACCTTCACTATCAGATTAAGCGTTATGGCTTTGACTTTGAAGAACAGATAGGTGACTTCGAGGCAACAGATAACCTATTTCCTTTCATCTATGTAGTGCCAGTTAGTAAAGTAGTAGGTGAAAACATCAACACATTCACCATTCGCATCTATTGCGCTGACCAAATAATGCAATCGCGCAACAACGTGAACACAATCGTGTCGGATGCGGACTTAATACTCAACGATATCTACCGATATTTCAAAGACGGTAGTGATGTTGACGTTGATGTGTTGAGTGACCCGACAATAACACCGATAAATAACGCATTCCTCGATAAATGTGCAGGGTGTGTTATGGATTTGCAAGTTGAAGTCGCATCGTATGGGCTTTGTGAGATACCTCTTGAAACGCAAACACCACAGGATGCGTGTGAGGTATTACTTAATCAGTTAACAACCGATCAACTAAATGAATGTATCTTACCAACGTATGATTTCTCTGACACATCCGTACTCGACAACCTAACCGAACAACAGGAACTGGACTTGGAAGCGGCGTTTTGTGAAGGCGGAGGTTGTGGTGAAATCGAAGTGTATGTAAGAGACGAAGACGGGCAGGAAGTTTCATATTTCATTGACCCCGATGTTAGTACCATCATCACTCTTAATGATGTAACAGCAACGGTCAAGAACTCAGCTAACACCACAATAGGCTCAGGGCTTGTGTCACCTATCATTGGTGGCACCGTTACGGTTAACGATATCACATTCACCGATACGGACAATACCACTTCTAGCAAGGCGGCAGGTATAAACTTTAGCGCAACGCTTATTCCTGCGTTATCAGCCGCTCAGTTGAACGATGTTGACGATGGATTAACCTTTACCCAAAAGGATAACTTAACCGCGTTATTGGACATTAAAACAGGCCAAACAATATCCTACCGTACTGGTGATGATGGAGACATCGAGCAAGGTTCGTTATTATCATTCGTTGTATTGTCTGCACAGAACCCTTACGGCAACTCAAACCGATTCACAGATACATCAGGTGGTCAAACATATTCCAATGGAATAATCGTAGATTGGTCGCGTCGATTGATGTGGTACAACCCCGCAACAACCGCCAACTGGAACAATTCTATTGACGCAGCTTTATCTTCTAACCAAGGAGGATTCACCGACTGGCACATTCCGAACGTTCAACAGGCGCAAAGTATAATGAACTACGGCAACTCAGGTGGTATGCTGAACTACACGCCTTTCAACATTTCTTTTGCGTCCATGTGGACAAGCACCACATCGCCTGACACAACTACAAGTGCATTTAGGGTATTAGCAACAGGAGCAACAACAGCAGGAGGTATAGCACAGGTTGGTAAGACAACAACGAACAACTATATGTACTGCCGAATTTTCTCACTCTCAGATTTAGGATTATGATATATTCTTTTGACCAATTTAAAACGCAAATAACTGACCCTACCGTTCGCATCACTAAAGTAGTGGACAACATCGCAGAAAAAACCTGCTCAGTTGATGTGTTACTATCAGTTGATTCCGCATCGTTTAGTGTTACCCTCGACGGGTTTACCTACTCAGATACTTGGGAAGATTCCGACATTGATGTTTGGGTAAATAACGAGTTAAAGAAGTACGCGGCATGAGAGAAAAAATCGACATCATTATAGCTGAACTGGCGGAGATAAAACGCGGTCAGCAACATAACGCGGTCAGGCTGCAACGGGTTGAGCGGAAGTTAATCGGAGACAAGGAATACGGCGATAAGGGAATGATTGACACCGTTAACGAACATCAGGAATACATCCAAGCGCAAAAGGTTGAACGGGCTAAAGTTATCGGCTTTGCCGCAGCCGCAGGGGCTTCGGGAGGTGGACTGTTCGCTTGGATAAAACATCTATTTGTAGGTTAAGGAACACTAAAGCCAAGACAATGAACGAAAGAAAACGCTTATACATCGACATTGAAGTATCACCGAATATAGGCGTGTTTTGGCAGACAGGCCATAAGGTTTCCATCGGCTATGAGAACATCGTCCAAGAACGTGCTATCATCTGCGCGTGTTGGAAGTGGGAAGGTCAATCAAAAATCTATTCAGCTACGTGGGATAACAACAAGTCCGACAAAGAACTAGTCAAAACTTTAGCTAAGATTTGCGGCAGCGCAACTGAAATCATCGCGCATAACGGTGCGCGTTTCGACCTGCCTTGGATTCGTACACGGGCGTTATTCCATCGCGTTAAATTCCCGCACTCCTTACCTATCGTCGATACTCTTAAGGTGTCACGCGGTCAGTTTAAATTCAACTCAAACCGCTTAGACTACATCAGCAAATTCACAGGCGGACATGGGAAACTGAAAACAGAATTTCAATGGTGGTTAGACATCACCCTCAAAGGCAATAAACGCGCAATGCGTGACATGGTGACCTATTGTAAAAAAGACGTGTTAGAACTAGAGCGTGTACATAAAGTAATGCAGCCGTATCTCAAGCCCGTTACCCGCGTATCGCAAGACCGAACAGATTGCCCTGAATGTGGAAGCGACCACGTGCATCTGCAAGATAGGCGCATGACCATATCCGCAGGTGTTAAGGTAGTGCTTCGCTGCCAGTCATGCGGTACATCATGGAGTGTTCCCGAATCAACGTATAACAAAATGAAAAATGAGAATAGGACTAAAACTGCTAGACGATAAAGGTGGCATCGTGCTGCAACGGTGGAGCATCTTCGCCATTGCCAAACTCGCACAGGTTAATGTTAAAGACCCCGAGGGTGGCACATACGTGTGGGATATTCATGGTGATTGTTTTGAATCACCTATGCCGATATATGACATTGAAAACGCCTGTGCCGAAGTAGAACAGAAAATGCTTCAAGCGTTAATTGTACTTAACAACAAGGTGCTGACGCGATCTAAACGTAAAACGACTAGACGATGAAAACACCTGAATACTATATCGGGAAGTACAAGGGTATCACCGCGCAGGACGTGCTGATAGACTTTGAACTTGACCAAAACCACAACCTCGCCTCAGCAGTTGAATATATCCTTCGCGCTAACCGTAAACATCAGACACCTGTGGAAGACATTCAAAAGGCTATCCATCACCTAACCTTATACCTTCAACATCCTAAGCATGAGAAGTGATATAATCAACGTTGCAGCTTCACACATCGGTTATACCGAAGGAGTGAACAACAAGAACCAATTCGGTGAATGGTACGGGATGAACAATGTCGCTTGGTGCGCTCAGTTCGTTTCCTATTGCTACCACTTCGCTGGACACTCACTACCTAAGATTGACACCGACGAAGGGTTTCACTACGTTCCGACCATGTACCACCGCGCCAAGCAGAATGGATGGATAACTACAACACCGAAGGAAGGTGACATAGTTCTATTCGATTGGAATCACGACGGTAAGCACGACCATACGGGAATATTCGTGCGTTGGGTGACTAAGACTACATTTGAATGCATTGAAGGCAACACATCGCCTAATAATAACGGCAGTCAGTCCAATGGTGGCGGAGTGTATAAGCGCACACGCGGAGTTGGGTTTGCCACATTTGTAAACATACTAGGATGAAGGAACTATTGAACTCATTGATAAAGTCATTCGAGAACTCGCCGCAGGGGTTCTCAGCGCGTAAGTTATCCGCGTTCGTGTTAATGACTTGCGTAGTGTACCTGCACTATCGGTTTGTTGATACAACCGTAGTGGTTGATATAGTCTTAATCGACCTGTGTTTTGTGTTGCTGCTGTTGGGGATTATTACTGTGCAGAATATTATTGACCTTAGACGCAAATGAGATACATAATCCTATTACTACTCCTAGCCTCCTGCACGCCTCAAAAGAGACTAGAGCGATTAATCCGCAATCACCCAGAATTGGTGCGCGTAGATAGCGTTAAAATCATTGACACGGTAATAACGCAAAGCGTTAGTATTGACACCATGCAGGTAATGAATACTTACGACACATTCATTGTCAACCGCGATAGGCTAACCGTGCAGGTTATACGCCATCAGGACTCTATCTACGTGTACGGTAAATGCGCAGGTGATACAGTAGTCCTAGAACGCAAAGTACCCGTGCGCATTATTGAAGTGAAAGAATCAACATCCGTGCCTTGGTGGGTTTATACGTTCTTGGTACTAGTGCTTGTGGTGCTTTGGTTTAGGTAGCCATTTATCATCCATAATAACTGTATTGGAATGTTATGTATGACTGAGTGAGA